AGTTCCTGCTTGTGTTTCATATACATCGCTTATACCGTCGTTATCGTCATCGAGGTCAGCATTGTCGCCTACACCATCACTGTCTGTGTCAAGAGTTTCAGTTGGATCTAATGGGAAAGCATCCGAAGCGTCTTGAACACCATCATTGTCGTCATCAGGATCAAGATAATCTAATATACCGTCACTATCTGTGTCAGGCGGCACACTTGAAGAGTCTTTTGGATTTGATCCTGCCGCTGTTTCTACCGCATCTGTAAAACCATCGTTATCGTCATCAGTATCGGTGTTATCGCCAATTCCATCCCCATCTGTATCGAGTTGCTCAGAAGGATCTAAAGGGAACGCATCTGACGAGTCGGGCGTGCCATCGTTATCGTCATCAGTGTCAATAGCGTCTGGTATACCATCGCTATCTGTATCAACTGGTGTGCTAGCTGGATTTAAAGGATCAAAACCTAACTGTGTTTCATATGTATCAGAGATACCGTCATTATCATCATCAGGGTCTAATATATCTATCGTTCCATCACCATCTGTATCGGCTGGCGTGCTAGACGAGTCTTTAGGATCAGAGCCAGCCTGTCCCTCTATTGTGTCTGTAAATCCGTCACCATCATCATCTGTGTCTGCATTGTCACCGATTCCATCTCCGTCTGTGTCCGTAGTTTCGGTTCCGTCTTGAGGGAATGCGTCTTGCGAATCTGGCACACCGTCATTGTCGTCGTCTGTATCTGTAATATCAGGATCACCATCGCCATCTGTGTCCGCAGGAACGCTTGATGCATCTTTTGGATTAGATCCAGATTGTGTTTCTTGGGTATCAGTGTAGCCATCATTATCATCGTCTGGGTCAGCGTTATCTCCAATACCATCGCCATCAGTGTCAAGTGTTTCAGTAGGATCAAGTGGGAACGCATCAGAAGAATCAGGAGTCCCGTCATTGTCGTCGTCAGTATCAGCGTTGTCTCCTGTTCCATCTCCGTCACTATCAGTTGTTTCGTTAGGGTCTAAAGGAAATGCGTCAGCTGTGTCAAGAACACCATCTCCATCGTCATCAGTATCCGCATTGTCCCCTGTGCCGTCGCCGTCTGTGTCGGTTGTTTCGTTTGGATCAAGTGGAAATGCATCACTTGTATCTGGTGTGCCGTCGTTATCATCATCAGTATCTTGATCGTCTGGAATCCCATCTCTATCAGTGTCGGTTTCTGCTGTATCTGGTATACCATCATTATCATCGTCTGGATCAGAGTTGTCACCCACACCGTCACCATCAGAGTCAGTCGTTTCGTCTGGATCTAGTGGAAAGGCATCCTCACTATCAGGCACACCATCACCGTCATCATCTGTATCTGCATTATCTCCAATACCGTCTCCGTCTGTATCGGTAGTTTCTGTTGAGTCGTCAGGGAAAGCATCTGTTTCATTATCCACGCCATCACCATCTCTATCAGTGTCTTGGTTGTCAGGTATGCCGTCTCCGTCTGTATCGGTTGGGGTGTCTGTTGAGTCTTTGGGGTCGGTCCCTTCTATTTCTTCATATACGTCAGGTACACCATCGTTATCGTCATCTGGGTCTGAGTTATCTCCAATGCCATCTCCGTCTGTATCTGTATCTTCATTGGGGTCAAGTGGGAATGGATCCGTAGCGTCAGGCGTTCCATCTCCATCGTCGTCTGTGTCTGCGTTGTCTCCTATTCCGTCACCATCAGTGTCTGTGTCTTCATTTGGATCATTAGGAAATTCATCGGTAGTGTCTGGAGTTCCGTCATTATCATCATCAGGGTCGACTGAATCCACAATTCCATCTCCATCTGAGTCAGCATCATTGTAAATTATTTCACACTCAACCTCATCTGCTCTCCACTCTTCTTCTGTCCTTTTCATTGCCAAAGAGTATTGTCTGTCTTTTGGGTCAAACTCACCTATTATACTAAAGGGTAAATTGTCTACCTGATCAACAACATTTATAGTTCCACCCATAGCTGAGTGGTTTGTACAATAATAATATAGAGTTGTTGCGTATTGGTCTACAATTATTTGAGTGTAAGCTCCACTTGTTCCTGGCGTTCCAACAACGGTAACTCCTGTAGTATACTGAACCCCGCCTCCATGTGTCCCGTTTTGAGTAATACTAAACCTAAAAGGGTGTCCGCTGTTCGTATTGTCATTTTGTAAAAACCTATATGTTTTTCCTCTTTCTAAAGTTAGGGTTGCTTTTTCTGTTCCATTAATATAATAAGCATTTCCAGTGTAAGACGAGGGAGCCACTGTCACTGTGTAGTTTGTAAGTGTGTGTGTTTTTGTAAGCGAGGACAGTCTGTCGTTAAACCAGTCCATCATTCCATTATCAGATATTTGAGTTATGCCGTCTCTCGAAAGACGACATACAGCACGCCTTCTTTCATCAACAAAATATATTCTACCGCCCCACAAAGTAACAGAAAATGGGTTATTGGTGATTCCATATTCACCAAGATATGGAACATCTTGACCCAAAACATTATTTACAGCTGATACATTTCCAGTGCCATCTGCATTAAATAAAACGCTTTTATTAAGAAGAAGTTTACTAACTCTATTTTCTTGAAAAACAACTATATCAGACTCTCTAGCAACTATTTTATTTATATCGCCATAGAAGTCGTCCATGTCTTTATAATTCACTGTAGACAGATTAAACTCGTTGAGTCCATTATATTTTGTGGTTTGATCATACACATTGCTATATGTCAATGAAGCTGTCCTATGATTTTTTTTATAATCTTTTAAATTTGCTGATGGACGATTTTCTAATTCAAAAAATTTAGCATTAAAATCGTCTTTAATTTTAAACGACTCTATACAATTACCCCAGGTAAAAGCATTAAAAAAGGGTAGTGTTATAGTTGCTGCTTGTGCGTTTGTTTGTGCTGTGTCTCCAGCGGTAGTGGAGGTGTGATATCCAGATACTATAGGATATGTTCTAGGCAGCTCGTAAAAAACTTCATCGTTTTTATCTTCAGCTCTTGTTTCAAAAGCCGGTATGTCTGTGGATTGTCTTTTTAAATATATTACTGTAGAATTAATTCTAGCTTGCTTATCAAAGTCATTGTTTTGAGTTCCTGTTGATCTTATAATCATTAATAAATCATCAGAAGCCGAATTGTTAGTGATAGTAGAACTTGAAGATCCATATGTTCCTCTTAAGAAAAATATTCTTTCTTCCGTAATATCGGTGTTCAACGTAGCTTTCGCTCCGCTTTCATGATACCATTCTTCTAAATTTGCATATCTTTTATTTGCAGAAAATTCATGAGTGACAAACTGTGTTGCCTCGTGGTGTTCGTCGTATGTAAAATTAATAACTGTTCCTAAAGATATTTCTTCTTCATTTTTATCAAAAGATCTTATTGTGGCAAAAGCTTTTGAGTTTCTGCTATACGAGAATGAACTAGGTCTTGCGTTTATTGTCCACCTGTCGCCTAATGTGTGGCCTGTTGCTGATGCAAAATCAACAGTTAGCCCAGTCGAGCCTATAGCTATAGGTGTCCCCGGAGTTATGGTTTGACCCGTGGTTGATGAATTTGTTGAAGCCTGATTATCTAGCTGTGTTATGGTTGTTGTAAATGTGTCTGTAGCACCTCCAACGGCGTCTATTTCTATTGTTATTCTAGAAAATTGATTTGACGTTGTGTATGTTCCGGCTACTGTTATGTCTGTGGCTTGAGCAGAGCTGCCACTAGCAGGATATACGAACGGTCCTTCAAAATAAGCCCCAGCACTCTGACTGCTTGCCAACGGATCATTTCTACTATTGCTACTATCGTCATAGTCAATACGCTCTGTTCTTTCATAATCCTCAGTTGAAAAAGAAAACCCAACAGGTTTAATTTTCATATACAACCCGCTTTGCTCCGCTATTGGAGGGTCGTTAGCTCCAGGATAATTTGCATTTAGTTTTTTTGCTAAAAAATTAATCTCTTGATCTTTTATTTCTAAAACCTGCGTTTCAATTAGGCTTGTTTTTTGGCCTCTTGTATCAGCTTTTACTATTAAAAAATCTCCTTCTTTAACTTTGTTTTTATCATTACCACTCATCAAGATGTAACTATATCCAGTTTCTCTTTCAAAATGAAATATGGATGGTGTTATTGTTTCATATCTTCCTTTGCTTTGTTTTACATAAACTCTATAGTGTGATGCAAAGGCAGGTGGTAAATGATTTATGGTTAAGTTTATTCTGTTTTGAGTTTTGGATGCACTTAAAGGAACATTTACAGTTGCGTTTTTAGAAGTTATAACTGTTGTTGATCTTCCATAGTCATCTAAATAAACCAAGCCTATCTCGTAATCTACGTTTGATTTAACAGTCTCTTGAGCATTACCTGAAGAAACAGCGGTGTTAGTTACTTGCGGTGTAAGTAAAAAGGGTATTTTGTCGCCATTTGCGTCTTTGAGATTAAAGTTTTCTGTGTAGTTTGAGTATACAATTCTGTTACCCACAAGCTGTTGTGTCTTTGCTGTAAGTGGTACGTTGTCGTAAACTCTAAATAATTCCTTTTCAGGGAGCAATTTATAGACCTTGCTATTTGTAAATCTGTAGGTGTGGTTTGCGTTGTTTTGTATATTGTCGTTTTCTTTGTCAAAAGTTTCTATAACATAAATGTTTTGTGAATTACTTTCTTTAAAAACAAGGTCTATTGCAACCACATTTTTTGTTCCAGAATTAAAAGTTATATCAACCTCACTAAATGCGTTAACCATACATGTGTTAAGTCCGGTTGAAAAATCAAATGTAAAAGAGCCTGGTAAAAAAGCCACCTTGCTAAATGGAGAAAGCGCACTATACTCCCCATGCTTATATTCGTATCTATAGGCAAAATACAAGAATCTTTCTTTTATGTTATTTTCATTAGTAGTTGATGTGCCGAGAACAATTGTTGGAGGATTTAGTGGGGGTTGTTGTATAACATCAACATCGTACTTTGTAAAGGTAGCATTGCTATCTGTTGCTCCATCTATTAGTTTTGCTGAGTTAACCTCTACACGTCTTGGTGGATTTATATTATCAGTAAAATAGAGAAACTTTTTATCATTATCAATATCAATTAAAATGTTAGCCTCTATAAAAGAAGTTTTGTAAAAATTTAAAACTTGAAGCCTAAGAGATCTTTTGTCTATGAGAACCATGGTCGAAGTTGCATTGTCTGCGTCATATTCAGCTATATAGCTTCCATTATCTGATCTAACAAACCAATATATATTATTATTAGCGTCATCAGCAACAGATCCAATACAAACTGGATTCACACCAAAATTTAACTGAGTTAATACAGTGTTTGAAATAGAGTTTTCAACTGCACCTACATCGGAACCAGAAGAGCTGACAACCTTTACATTTAAGGCATCTCTAAACTCTCCATTTTGAACAAGCCTCTCATCAGAGTCTTTGTTCATCTTCCCCGCAGAAAATATATTTTTTAGCTTCATTATTTAATCCACTTGTTTCTACCCTTCAAAGATTGTATTAAATCAAAAGGATGTATATCCATCATTCTAATTTTCATATTCTTCATGGCAGCAAAAGCTTCATTTTTTAGTCTTCTAACTATAAATTCTTGTACGCCAAACCTGTGGCTCACAAGCTGATGAGCAACATGTTTATATATGTAATCCTCTGTGAGTTTGTTTATTTGTAATTCGTCTTCTGTTAGATAATCGATTCCATCACATATATATTCAATAACAACATGCTTCCCTTTTACCTCGCTGCTAAATCTAAGCACCCCCTTCTTTTTGTCTATGTTATATTTACCATTTACGTTTGCTACCGATGTATCCATACCAAATCTTCTTCCAAAAAACTCATCACTCAAAGAAGATGAATAATCTTGCTCATTTGTGTTAATAGCTCCAAGTTTTTCATCTATAAAAGAATCTCCAGTTAATGCATTTCCAGAGCCGTCAAACAAAATATTATAATTATTGTCTTGTAAATAAGCAGTAGCTATAGTTGTTCGGTTGTCGACCATAAGAGGCCTTAATTTTCCAACGTCATCAACCCAAGACAACCTTACAAGCTTTACAAAATCTTTTGGCAAAGTAAGCTGTAAATTAGTTGGCAACTCTAACTCAAGTGCTTTTACATCTTTTAATGCATCATAATTAAGTTCTTGTATAGCACGTTTTACATGAAAAACAACGTCGTATCTCTTAACATTATTTATAACCTTATCGTCACCAACATAAAACATGTAAAAATTATTAACCACATCTTTCATGCTAACAAACTGTGCCCCTCCGTAGTTGGAGCTAGAACTATAATATTGCTGATCAGTCAAACTCATAATTAAGAATCTTTATTGGTGTTAGCCACATCTATGTTTTGTGCAACTTGCGTGACCTCTCCTTCTCGTATTGTCACACCAGCTAATTTTAATATTTCAATAACTAGTGGAACTGTTTCAGTTCCGTCTATTTCAAAATCTTGATAGTCAGATGCACTTGGATTAAATACTGGATTTTCTCCAATCGTGTTAAATGTCCACTTTGGATCTTTTGGATTTCTTAAGTAAATAAAATTTATATTATTTGTTAAGCTTGATGGATGTAGTGTTATTGCTAAAGGTTCATCAACAAATACAGGGAAATTGGCCGAAGGAGCTGTAAGATTAGAGTTTAATAAATACCTTTCTTTATCTCTTGAAACTTGCTCAACTTCTAGTGTGCCGTATCTGACAGCTACAAGATACTGTAGGTCAGTAGGTTTCGTATACTTATTAGCCGATATAGCAACACTTGACTCTTTTGTAAAAGCTTCGAGTTTTCTTTGCATAACCTCTGACCTATCTAAAAATTCTGAAGACGTTTGCCTAGCGTTTTTTGCTAGTAGCATTCTAGAATATTCTGATAAATATTGGTTAAAGATTAATTGTTGCGCATGCTTTGCATACGAATTAAATTGCGCAGGAGTCAAAAACCCCCTATTCTCTTTATTTAACACTGACAAGACAGTGTTTCTAACGTGATTTATCATACTACAAATGTACGAAAAAAAAAGGGGTGCTAATTTGCAACCCCTTCAACGTAACCATTTATAGTGGAGGTGTGGCTACGTTAACTAAATAGAATTATTTATAGCTTGTAGTGTATCTAAGCCTTCGTCGGTCTTAAAATATACAGCCAGCGCACTATAAACATTTTCTCCATATGGTATTGTTATGATCTTTTCTTTTTTCGCATCATTCCACCTGACAGTCCTTCCATCATCATCGATAAAAATCACCCCCATTTCAGCCGCTCTTACAGCTATGTTTCTAAGGTTTATGTTTTCATCTTTTGTAAGATTAATAAATTCAGCTGGATTCTGTCTAGCATATATAAGCATATCTCTTCTTATCTCGTTAGATGCCATATCAGAAACTCTGCCCTTTATTACTGCTCTGGCTATAGCTTCAAGATCTTCAATGTCCATTTCTTTAGCCAAATTCATTGCCTCTAGCTCAAGCTCTACATCTCTAACCTCTTTTTCAGCTTCTTTATTAGGATCAAACTCCATATACTCGGAACCATGGTCTGGGTGATATATAGATAGAAACTTTTGAAGTAAAGAGTTTTCTTTTTTAACCATCAACTTGCCGTCTCTAAATATTATCGGCGGCAAGGTTACATCCCCTTGTTGTTCATCTTCAAAAACAGAAGTCTGATTTGAAGCATACCTTAAAGACCTATTTACAGATCCATCAAAATATTGAAGGGGTTTGTTTATGTGGTGTCTTGATCTAAGAATATAGTTAACAGGAGTTTTGCCACCACTTAAAATATATATTCTGTCTTTTATTTCCCACGCAGGGGAAGTTTTTCTTTTTGCCATTTTATTATACTTTATTAAATTAAAAAAAAGGGTGGGGGTCGAAACCCCCAACCTTAATAAATACTACTTAAACAATATGAAGTTGTTAGCTCCATGTACAACAAGCGCTCTTTCTGATAAGAAATTTACTCTCATTGCATCTAAATCTGTGGCCATACCGCCTGACCCTGCAGAACCAGTAACCCAAGACTTGTACTTTCTATCTTCAGCTTCAGACTTTCTGAATGCAACGTGCAAGAAAGGTCTTGTAGCGTTACGTCCCATAACCTGATCATAAATAGAAGTTGTACCAGCTGGCACTAAAATTCCAGTTACAGAAGATGTTAAGGCTCCTGTAGTTGCGTCATTTAAATATTTCCAGTCAGACTTATAAAAATCATATCCTAGATTAAAGCCCATAAATCCAAGATTTATCGCCATCTCCTCGTCGTTGTCAAACAACCCGTAAGATGATGTTGATGCACCTGAATTATTTTGTGCAGCCAAAACAGTGTCTATTTCAAAAGACTTAGCTCTGTTCACAAATAAAACATTTTCTTGAATCGCCCCTTCTTTGTCTAAGACTTGGATAAGAGTTTCAAGGTCGGTTCTAGATGCGATAGAGCCAGTAGAAATATTTCCTCTTGTTTCTACTTCGTGGAATAAACCCTTCGTACCTTTAAATCCTGCTGATTCAGCACCAGAAGAACTTGCCGCAGGCTTTCCTTCGATCATAGATAGTTCTAGGTAGTCTTCAAATCTTTGACGAGTTTCGTGCTCAGATTTCAGATACCAAAAATATCCATTAGCTCCATTTTCTGAAGAAACCTCAATCCAACCTATTTGAGCTATATCAGATCCATTAATTTCGTATGTATCTTTTATAATAATAGGGTTGGTTGTTTGAATGTCTTTTGGAGCCTCTAGGCTTCCCTGCATACCATTTGTTCCTTTCTTAAATTCAGAACCATATGCAAAAACTTTTAAGCCAGAAGTGGCGATAGCTGCTGCAAGGTTTGCATTTTCGTAAGAAGCAACTGTAAATGTGTTTGTAGTTACAGCTGTAATGATAGCTTTTTCTTGGTCTGTGCCATCAGAAATTATAACTGTCTGCCCTACTCTAAATGGGTGTCCATTTGAAGTAATGACATCAGATGATCTTGTGGCACCAGTCACTGCTAGGTGTAATCTACCTTGCTCTGACCATTGAATAATATCAGAAGCAATAGGCATCTCTGCACCTACCATTCTAAGGAAAGAAGATACGGATCTATTTCCGTATTTTTCAAACTCCTTTTCGTATACGTCGGGTAAATATTGAGATGTAAACTCAACACTTGAGCCCAAATAATTTGATGAAAGCGTTGCTTTCGATGGAGCGGGTGTTAATGCACCTTGTACTCCGGTTATTGTTACTGCCATTTTGTAAAAATTTTAAATAAGTTTATCTTCTTTTTTTAATTTTAAAATCAAAATCAGATTCACTTTCTAAAATTCTAAACTTAGTTCCTTTTACATCTACCGGTTTATTATCCCGAACAGACATATTAATATTTTTTGTTTCTTTTACAATGTCTTCAGTCGCTTCTGATTTACCAAGCTCATAAAAATGCTTGGCTATAGCATCAGCGTTTGTACCTGCGTAAAGAAACTTATGATATTCTTCTGTTTTATCTAACTCTCCTTCTTTGTTAAGAAACCTAGATAGTTTAGAATTTATATCAAGCTGATCTTTGAGAACAATCTCCTTGTCTTTAATTTTGAACACTTCTGTTTTGTCTCCAACTTTAAATTTGAAACCTTCAAATTTGTCAGAGAAAAAACCTTTAGTTTTCTCTTCAAAGACAGAGGCTTTATTTCTGTTTGTCCTCTCGCTTTTCTCTGATTCTTTTTGATAATTATTATAAAAGTCAATAGCCTTTTTATCATTCTCAGACAGTTCAACATTATTAGACTCTAATTTTGTTTTATACTTATCTTTTTGACGCTCAAAAAAGTCTTTTGCTTCAAATAACTTCTCTTTGTAAGAGATTTCTTTCCTTTTTTTATCTGAATCAGATTCATCTTCATTAGTTCCGAAATCTCTTTCTATTAGATACTCAATGTCGCTAGAATCTAAACCAGGTTTAGTTGATTGATAATAACTTCTTAAAAGATCTGCTTCAGGCATTTTACTAAAATCCTTTTGCAGCTTTACAAAATCATCCAATCCTCTACCAGTTTCTTTGTTGTAAGTTAAATACTTTTCAACTTCCTCTGGCAACTTTTGAGGCTCTTGTTGTTTTTCACTATTTGAAAGAACATTTTTAAGTTCATCAAGTGAACTTACGTTTATGTCTTTTTGTTTTTTAAGGATAGACAAAACCTTATTTTCATCGAAGTTTTCCTCCTTTTGTTCTTTTGGAGGATCCTTTTCCTCTAATACATTTTCTTTTTCTTCGCCTTCGGCTTTGACTTCGTCTTCGGCTTTGACTTCTTCTTGCTGTGGTACCCCATCTTCTTTTTTTTGTTGAGGCTCTTCAGCTGGCTGAGGTTCCTCTGATTTAACTTCGTTTTCTTTTTTTTCTTCTTTAGGCTCTATACGATTTCCATCGTCATCTAGAGCGTATACTTTCATTTCACTCATATTAAATTAAATTTATTACAAATATACAAATAATTAAAAATCACTTTCTAAACCTTGTAAACCACTACCCAGGTAATCTTGTCCATCAAAGTCTATTGGGTCTAGATCTTGTTTTCTTTGTTGTATAAGTTGTGATTGCTGTGAAGCTTGTAGTTTACTTCTTTTGTCTTTTCTATCTTCTCTGAACATTTCTTTTGACATCTGTGAATCAATAGATGCTTTAATATTTTCTTTATCCAAAGACTTTTGTTCTTTCATAAGTCTTAATTTAAGATCCGCCTCGAACTGCATTTTTTGCATTTCAAGCTCTGCGTCTAACCTTTTAAGCTCGGTTTCAGTTCTTTGTTTCGATAGCATCGTCTGTTGTTTGGCTTGCTCTGAAGCTAAAGCAGCTTGTTGGTTTGATTCAGATTGAGCTTTTATAGCTGCCTGCTGTTTGTCAAAGTCCATCTTTTCTTTTCTTTTCTTTCTAACCTTTAGTAGTTGAGATGCAATCTTAGTATTTTTTATAGCTCTAATGTCTATAGCGTCATCTATATCTATTTTGCCAGATGATAAACTTTGTTGTATGTTTTGTTCTAGAAAATTTCTTTCTTCCTCATCTGGATGTAATTGAATAAATATACCAAAGTCATGTAGGTGCATTTGTTTTATTTCTTCTATAAGATCCATAGAATATCTACCGATACTATTTACAAAAGTTTCTCTCATATCAGAATACATAAGCACATCAGACATTCTGTGGCTGATACATTCAGAAAGCTTTCGAGTCATATTTAATCTAGATTCTAAAATATGTCTAGTAGCTGTATTAGAATTCAAGGCTGCAAGTTTTTGAACCCCAACTAATGAATTTGGATCTGGCGTACTTCCATCTCTAGCTTCATTTAATCCAGTGACAGATCTGATAAGACCTAAATTGTAGTTGTACATATTAATAAGAGAAGATATCTTATTATTAGCACCAGAAGCTGTAAGTTCCTGGATTGGTATTTTGCCTCTATTTATTTCTCCGTCTTCTGCGTATGATCTTCCAAGCACAGAGCCTGTTTGAAAATATAAATTCAAAGCTTCTTGTGGAGAATATGTAGCACCGTTTCCTATATTTATAGAAGACAATCCATCTATATCCATATACACACCATCAGGTATCATTTTTGCGGTGACTTGTTGTAGTTTTAAATGTATCAGCTGAATCTGATCAGCAAAAGGAACCATTCTTTTAACAAGCGAATCAATTTGACCCCTGTATTGTTTTTTTGCTGAAACAATAAAAGGAGCATATACCTTATTGATAGAAGACTTTGGCCTTACCATGTTGCTCATTATTTGCCATTGTATCATTCTGTTGCTACCTAATATATAAACTCCCTCATACCAAACATCAATTCTTTTTGAAAGTTTTTCAAATCTTGCCGCTTCTGTTTTTGGTGGGTTAAATTGATCGTCTTTCTTTAAAACCTTTTCACCTCCTGTTGCTGTTTTCTTTTTCTTGTATACAATATTCTTATCTGTTTTATAGCAAAAATATAAAAGAGTAGCGGTGCTTTTGTCAAAGTTGTCTGAATGATATCCGCCTCTAATACCTTGGTACGAATCAAATTTAGAAGACATTTTAGATATTTCAGATATATCTTCTTGAGTTAGAGATGGATCAATTTTTTTTAACTCTGTAATATTTACATTTTTAACTTCACCAAAATAATAACAATCTTCAAAGTTTGGGTCTTCTGTTGGGCTCCAAATAAATTTTGCTGGGTCTATATAGTCTATCTTAATTCCATCATGCGTATTAAAAGAATGACGCATAGCTGATATACCTAAAGTAACCTGATCTTCATCTATCTGCCTTTTAATTTGATCGTAATCGTTTAACTGTAAAACAGTTTCTATAGCTTTCTCTTGGGCAAGCTCTATATCGTCTTTATAATTTAGAGATACATGTAAATCTAATTCGTCTTTTGAAGTTGGAAGCTCATCTTCAGCAGTGTCAAACATGCTAATCCCAAGAGACTCCTCTATTTGCTTAAAGTCCTCTCTGTTAGTCATTTCTGTTTTGAGCTTAAGCTTGTACATCGCCTTCTTGTTTGATGATATACTATCAACAGCTTGAGCTATAACATCGTAAAGTCTATTAGACATTCCATTTACAACAATGTCTACAAACTTTGGTATGATAGGAACTGGAGACCAATCTAAATTGAGATAAGATATATCTCCGTTTATAGCTAATTCATCTTTGTATTTCTGAACAGACTGCTCACCCATAGCGTAAGTTCTTAACTTATGATATGTGTCTCTGTTGTTGTAGTATCTTGAAGTACCACTCTCTTTTCTGAACCATTCAGCTTCTATTGCTTGAGCAACACGCAAGCCATAGTCCACTGATGCTTTTTCATTATCAGTAGCTAATTGATCAGGAAAACCTATAATTCTTCTTGGGCCCTTTTCGTACATATTTATTTTGTAAGCATAGTGCTAATCATTCCACGATTATTGTACCTTGCAAAGTTAACATTTATTTCTTTAACCTTTTTTTCAGGCTTAACTACATACTTGTTGTTAGCCATAATAGCTAATCCTGAACTAACAGTAGCATCAAACTTAGTTCTGTTAGATATATCGTAGTTTGCCCAGTCTAATAATGTTCTGTTAAAAAACATATTTCCATTTGAATCTTCATTGAAACCCACGTTGGTTTCTATATAAGACTCAATTGCTTCAGCATGTATTGCTATAACAGCCGATGATGATGGTATACCTCCAAGTTCTCTTTCTGCTTTTGATAAATCATTTTTATGTTTATCTGGTCGTGAAAGACTGAAACCTCTATAGCCTCTGTTTTTGAAATGATATAATATCCTTGGTTTGTTGTTTTCAACAAGTATTGGCATTCCATAAAAAACACAAGCCATAAGTACATCTTCATAAAATATTTCTGAAGTTTGTGGTCGTGCTATATATTCTAAAAAAAATACATCTGAGGGAGCATCAAAATTAACCCTTGTAAGGCCATGTAATGCACCGTTAGAACCTCCCCCACCTACAGTGCCTGAAATGTCGTAAGAATCGCAGCCAAATGCCCCTATGTGCTCGTTGCCTGGATATTTCTTACCGTTTTTGTATATAATATTGTTTCTTAGCTCTCTTTGCGGTATCCAGTTTACATGAAACCTTCCGGTTCTATTTGGTGTCCATATAACCTCTGTATCTTTTTTTCCATTTTTCCATGAAAAACTACCCTGCATAACAACTCTTTGAGCTTCAAGTCCGTCATTGTAATCTATTTGCTCGTATATTCTTGATAAATTAAATAAAGTATTTTTGGATTCATCTCTAAAGGCGTGGTTTTCTGTTCTTGGAAACTGTCTATAGAATTCGTTAAGTTGATCATGATCAGTTTTTAAAGAATCAACCTCATTGTTCCAATAGTCAATCACCCCTATATTTATATCCATACCGTCAATTCCTTCAATTACTTTGTCGGTGTGAAATACTGGATTGCCGTGTATATCTAAAAACCCCTCCATGTTCCACTCCATAGGAATAAATAAATTATACATGCCGCTTTTAGTTTGCCCATTTACATTTCTTGTAGACAAGTCAGAATCTTTATAAAGGTTTTTGAAGTTATCGCCCCCTTTATCTAATGAGTTTGATGTTGATCCCATCAAACACTTACCAATAATCTTTCTACCTAATCGTAATGTAGTTTTAGTGACAGCCCAGTTGTTGAGGATATTATCTGGTTTTTCCCATTTTCCACTTTCGTCATGGACGAGAAGTCGTAGTTTTTCGCCGTCGTAAGAGTTATCTCCGGTATTTTTCCAATCAATAGTTGTGTCGAGTCCTGTAAGATCATCACTGTCGGACTTAATGATGGACTTTCTAGTAAGCTTTGATGCAGGTACCCTGTAAGCAAGCTCTGTCTTTGGTCGGTCCATACCGTCTTGTATTGGTTTGAAAAAGAACGGGTAGTTTGTTGATATTGGCACAACCTTGTCTGTAAACATTTTTTTTGCATCTGCTCCCGTTTTTGATAATATACCAAACCTTGCATCTGAAGTAATTGTTGCTTGGTTAACGATCTCTGAGGAAGACATAAAAGAAAATCCTGATCTTCTGTTCTTGAGATAGCACATTCCAAAGCATCGTTCATCTGCTTTGCAAGCTTCCCAGAATATGTAGAAGATCCTATTCGATTCTCTAAAGTCTGGTTTGCCAACATCAATCTTTGTCCACTGAAGGTACATGTAGTGAGAGCCAGTAATATAAATAGGAGTACCGTTATTTTTAAACCAATAACCACTTTCTCTCCTATCGAATTCAGTTTCAATATATTCAAGCCACTTATCTTTAAATGAATTTGGGTATTCGTTCCACTGGAATATGGTTTTGATGTGGCTGAGTTCTTTTGGATATTCAAAAGGCTCCCAATATTGTTTTGCTTTTTCACGACTTCTTGAATATACTTTCTTTGGCTGCAAAGGTAATGCAATCCTTAAATCTTGTATCTGAATTACACTGCCTATCTTTCCATTTTTTGATATAACAATAATATCATGCTCTTCATCATAACCATAACGCCAAGATTTATCTTTATTTCTAGAATACAAAGTCTTTGCAGGTATAAAGTTTTTGAGCTCTAAATATAAATTAAAGCTTTCTTCCTTTGGATTCTGCGAAGCTTTGAAATCCTGTATCTTTTCCCGAACCTTCTGAAGAGTCTTCTTTTCCACTTAACTTATCTTTCTCTTTTTGTATTTTTTGCAATATCTCAAAAGCATCAAAAACTGCTAGCTTTTTTGTAGCTGCTGCATTTTTTAATCTGTCAGCTGCTAAATCGTCTTCTGGTTTGCCAGTTATAATTTCTTCTTCAGCAACTTTAATTAATTCTTCAACAGCCTTTTCTCCAGCCTCAATTACTTTTTCTATTGTTTTATTTACCTCTTTATCCATAAGCACAACTATTTGTTACCTTTTTTTGCTGGCTTGTTTCTTCCGTTTTTCTGCGCTCTTGTGCAGTGGCTATACTTACCTTTTCTATTTAACGACTTGCCCATCTAAAAGTAAACAAATGTTTTTATGTTTCATTCTATAAAGCTTTTCTCCACCGACATTAAACTCATATTCTGAGTTTTTTGTGAAGGCAACTTTATCTCCAATATTAATATATGAATTTTTTATATACTTTACTATTCCTGTATGTTCTTGTTCTTTTTTATCAGACCTAAATATCTCGTCGTCTTGATGAAAATCTATAGGGCTAACAAAGCAGAAATCAGAAGTGCACACCCAATCTCCACTATGGTTGTACATATATATTTTTTCTTCTGGAACCAAATATTTATTTTCTCTAAAATATTCATTGCTTTTTGTTTTTTTTCCTTTCATGTTGTAGTAAGTTCTGAAAACATTGTGATGTAAAACCACTGTAGAGCCTTTAGGTATTTCAGATCCTTTTGGTGACTCAATTATTTTTCCGAGTCTATTTACATATTTAACATCTTCAATAGACGTGTTAATGACAAAGTCAACTCCTCCTATGGTTTGAGTATTTAAATATGTGCCTTCGATAGGCTCTACTAGATAACTCCACCTAGGCTTCATATTGCTTGCAAATTGTATTCTATAATAATAGGATTGTTAGAGACGTCTTTCCATTTGATTATTTCGTTGCCTTTTTTAACCCAAATAGAAACCCTGTCTTCTTCTTGATTTATTTCAGCTATTTCATAAGATCCATTCATAACCTGCTGTCCAACTATATAATGCATCGCATTTTTATAATCTGCTCCAACTGATATTTTTCTAATATAATTATTCATTTTATTTTATTTAAATGCCATATATATATATGTGCCATTGTTTGCATTTATATCTACATTAGTTTGATTTGTGTCAAAATAAAAGCCTGTGCTACTAAACCAAGCATATCCTGTTGTTCCGCTAGTAGCATCGTATTCAGCTCCATTTGAATTCGCTGCTAAATTATAATCTATTCTTTGTGGCAAATTTCCTGAATCTCTTTCTCTATCATATATTCTCCAATTACCTGATGAATCAGTTCGTTTTATCATTAAAAAAGAAGGAGCAAAGCCAACATTTATAGTATTAGTGCTGCTTGTGTTCCCAGTATACGTTCCTATCTTACTATATCCTGCACATGAATGCCAACAGTAGGCAATAAAATCATTACCCGTGGCGTTAGTTTGGTCATATCTAACACTAAATACTGAATTTGTAGGGCTAGTATCATTCCATACACCACTTGTGTCTTGTGCATTAGATTGATTTAACGCTAATTTTTTTGTATTACCTGTAGCAGAAGTATAAACCGCCCAATCATAAGAATTGCTATCCAAATCTTTGTTAATAATAATTTCAGGTGCGGATGACAATCCGTGTCCTATAGTTTTAGCAGTAGAACCTCCGTTCCCTGTATATTTTACAATACTAAATCCAGAGTCCTTATTAGCACTAACTTGACTAGCTATAGTGCCATCATTATTAGTAACTGCCGTACCCCCGGCTTTCCAGTTCCATGATACATAGTCATTACTTGCACCATTAGTAACGTCTGTTCCATCATACCCAACAGTAAAACCTAATTCATCTATTGATGACAATAAAGTTGTGTTACTTGTTAATGCTGCAGCAGTAGTATCTGAAAACAATAAATTATTTGCACCTCTTATAGAATCAACTAAAATGTGATTAAAACTTCCTGTTCTGTTTTTTACCCAAATAAAGTCAGGTTCAAAATCTAAATGCCCATTAAAGTTTACATTTGTAGCTGCGCCACTATATGATGTAGCAATGCCCCTAGCTAAAGTCGTAATATCTGAAGCACTCAGCGCTGTATTGAATACTCTAAATTGGTCTACACTTCCATTGTACCAACCATAAGAACCAAATGCTCCTTGCCTAACACCTATAGTATTTATAGAACCAGCTCTATATGTCATATTAGCGCCTAAAGTTCTTGATAATCCAGAATCTTGTGTTCCATCAATATATCCTGTTATTGCTGTGCCGTTTACAACTATTGCAATATGTGTCCAAGCTCCATCTGTTAAATTTGTAGTTCCTGTTTGTGTAAAAAATCCTGAGCCCCCTACACCTGTTACATCTCCACCGTAATAAAATACTTTGTTAGCATTTACACCGAAAGCAAGTCCACTCCATGCACTTCCCGTATTATCTAAACCCATATTAATAATAGATGTAGTTGATTGGTTGTAGCTAGATGAATAAATCCAAAAAGACAAGCTATAAGTAGTTATATTAAAAGCAGAGTTAGTAAATGTAATTTTACTACTACTGCCATTAAACACTGCTGCTTGGTCAAATGCACCTCCTTGGTAAGTAATATTAGCTGGTGTACCATTATATGTCCCGCTAGTATCATTTGAATTTCCATTCATTTCATATAGTGCCATACAGCCTGTTCCCGTGGGGTAATCAACCGTACTTAAATCTTGTGTATTTAAAATACCATTAGCACTGGTGTCCATTGTATAAGTTGCTACAGCTGTTTGCCCAGATGGAAACGCAGCAGTGGTTGCGGTTGCTGCTGTTTCTAAATTGAGAGCCGCTACATCTGAAGCACTTAACGCAGTATTATAAAGTCTTACTTGATCTATTGAGCCCTCAAAAAATTCTATATTTGATGATGTATATGAAAACTGCCCTATCCAAGTTGGCCTAGTGGCGGTTGTTGTAAATGCACCACTTCCAGTAATTACAGGTGTTGTATTCCCATCTACATATATATTGTATGCACCACTATTTAAAGTTAAAACTATTTGATGCCAGTTGCTATCTGCATAATTTACGGCACCATTAACCGTACCCGTTCCTGCTTCAAATTTTATAGTTCCATTAGAATTTAATCCTAAATAATATCCTGTTTCGCCACTATTTGATCCTCCATTGTTTATTAAAGCAGCAGTGGCGCTATGCCCTGCTGTTTTAAACCATAAAGAAACACTAAGAGTAGCGGTATTATTTGATGAATTATTTCCTAAATCTATTTTACTACTACTACCATTAAAACTCCCCGCCCCATTTATATATCCGCCTATACTTTGTGTACCATCATTACCTTTATATAATTTTGTTTCAAAGTAATTAGTTGCTGGCCCTACAAAACCGCTAGCATATTCGTCGACTATTTCATACCAATTGGAACCATCAAAATATTCTGTTTTATTAGTATCAGTATTAAACCGTAATGTACCATTAATTGCGTCTAAAGTATCAGGCGTTGTTGATAGTGTTACATTACCAGTCCCTTGAGTAAATACTGAAACTTTATATGATCCCTCCGTAAAAGGAGAGCCAGATGCTTCTGTTAACCCTGATCCTTTTGTTAATGTTACAGAGCTGTCATATTTTAATATTATTACACCACTACCACCAGCACCACCTCTGACTGGACTACCATTATAAGCTGATCCGCCACCACCACCGGTATTAGCAGCAGCATCAATGGGGTTAGCTGCAGCATTAGTACCGCCACCTAAACCACCACTACCAAATACAGTTCTATTATCTCCGCCACCACCACCGGCAAAATATAAATTACTTCCAGAAACTTCTCCTACAGATGCAGTAGCTGCATTTGTTGTTGAAATTATTGTAGTTGTTAAACCTATACCTCCGTTAGCTCCTGAGCTGGTAGCATTTTGTCCAGCAGCACCAGCTCCTCCACCACCACCGCCTCGATTATTTGATGCGCCATTACCTCCTGCATTACCTTGGCCCGTTGTTCCAGCACCTCCTGTGTTAGTTCCGCTACCACCAGCTCCACCACCACCAGATCCACCGCTTGCGGCAACAACAACATTATTATCTGAGGATCCTCCACCACCACCTATAGCAGTGATAGTTGTTGAATCATATGCTATAACAGTATTATCTCCACTATTAACAACAGCGGGATTTTTGGTTCCTCCAGCGCCGCCTTCTCCAATTGTTAAAGTAAAAGACTGTCCATTGTTTATACTACTTAAAGTATTAGTAAGAAAACCGCCGGCACCACCTCCACCAGCATCTTGATAACCACCACCACCACCGCCGGCAACAGCTAAGTATTCTACACTAAAAGTTTGAACTGGGGGTCTTTCACTGACTGTTCCTTTAGCTAAAACTGTTGCTCCTGTTGTTGAATCAAGATTTAATAACTCTGGTGTGTTAATTACTGTATTTCCCATTTAATTTATTTAATATTTAGTAGCATCAAATTGTTTCCACTCTGTTCCGTTATAATGCTCTATAGCACTCGCGGACCCATTTTCAGAAAATGAAGTATTTGTTCTGATAGCTCCTTGTGGGGGTATCGGATCAACACCGCTAAAGGTTATAGATCCAGTTCCTTCCGTAAACACAATAGCAGTGTCAGAACCATCTGTAAACTTAGTTTGGTAATGTTCATTGTAAAGATCAGTAACTTGAGAACTTGTAATTGCTGATGAAAATATGCGTACTTGGTCTATTGAGCCATTAAAAGTTGATGAATTGTTTATATCACCAAACATACCAATTATGAAATCTTCTGTATTTGCAGCTAAAGAATTAGCGCTTGCAGTTCCTACTTGACTTCCGTTTACATATCCAATTATATTACCTGAAGAATCAGTAGTAACAACAATATGTGTCCAAGTGTTTATATAATTGCTCAGAGTTGCAATTTCTTGACTTCCTGTTCCTCCAACTGCTGCTCGTAATTTATTTGAACTGCTTATATTTATTTGAAACATACCATCCGCCGAAGCTCCGCCTGTTCCTAAATCTCCTACAATATATTGAGTTTTAACTGATACGGCTTTTACCCAAGCTGATACAGAAAAACCTGTTAATCCACTTGGTATTTTATAGCCTGTATTAATTCTACTACTACTTCCATTAAAATACGCGCACTCATTAAATCTACCATTTTGCCACGTCACATTTGATGCAGTACCATTATATCCATTTCCGCTAGAATCTGTAGCGTTCCCATCTAATTTATAATATGCAACATTTGTTACAGGATAATTGTTATTTGCTAAAGTGTCTGTTGTAGATGGTGTATTAAGGGTACCAGTTGTTGTAAAACTTGATACGCTAGCTGTAGGATAACGTAATACGACAACACCTGATCCGCCTTCAGCTCCGTCTCCGGGTAATGTTCCTGATGCACTTGTTTTACCAGCACCACCGCCCCCGCCTCCAGTATTAGAAGCGCCCGGATAACCAGGGTTACCATTTCCATATCCACCAGCGCCTCCGCCGCCAGATCCTCCAGCACCTGCGGGATAAGGGTTAATACCCCCTCCCCCACCACCACCACCGTAAGTGGTAGAGGTTCCAGTAATAGATAATGTTAAACCATCGCCTCCGGCTCCAGAACCCGTGCCTCCACCATTAACTCCTCGTGCGGCTGCACCGCCACCCCCTCCATGGCCATAGGCAGGTCCCCCACTATTTCCTAAATCATTTCCTCCTTGGAATCCTTGTCCTATTGTGCCCGCAGCACCAAGCTGCAACCCGCCTGTATAAGCAGCACCTCCTCCAGAGCCCCCAACTTGAGCGTAATACGTAGAACTTGTGGGATTTCTATAATTACCTCCTGCACCACCCCCTGTTGAAGTAATAGTACTAAATACTGAATCACCACCATTAGTTGAATTTGCCCCTCCAGCAAAAGCTCCTACACCGCCATCACCTATAGTAACTGTATAACTTGTACCTGCAGTTAATGTTAAACTTGATTCAGCCGCTGAACCTCCTCCAGAATCCGCTTGAGCTTCATTATTATAAATATTAGATGCATTAGTAGAATCTAAAGCAGAATTATATACCCTTAGCTGGTCTATTGAACCATCAAAATATTGTGAGTATCCACTTGAAGAACTATAAAATGCTCCTAGTGTAACTTTTTGTCCAGATCCGCTCCAACTATTTGTTGATAAAGTTCCAGTGTTTACCAAAGAGCCATCTATATAAATAGTTCTTTGCCCCGAGGATTGATCAAGTGATACAATTAAATTATGCCAACTATTATCATTATATGTTGAGGAAGATGTGTACACAAGATCAGTACTTTGATTATAATCAGTTGTAACTTCAATATTACCAGAATCTATAACAATATCACAATTTCTACTTGTTTGAGCATAATCAGTAAACATTCTTTGCCTTGCTGTTGTGGTTGTTTTAAACCAAAAAGAAACAGCCAATGTATTTTTCCCCCCAAATAAAGATGATGTACTTAAAGGTAAATCAATATAAGCATTACTTCCATTAAATATAGCCGCCCCTCCATAAAGCCCCGCATTATATGTTGGGTTAACTTCTGTGCCATTATAGCTTCCAGAAACATCGGTAGCGTCTCCGTTTAGCATGTATGTGGCTACTGCTGTTTTACCAGATGGAAAGCTTAAATTGTTTGTAGTAGTTGTTGAATTATTAAAAGAGGTGCGCAAACCACCAGCACCGCCTCCACCTCCGGTACCAATAGTCGATGCGGTGATGCCTGTTCCTCCACCCCCTCCTCCTGCAACAATTAAATAATCTGTTGTAAAAGTTTCTATTATATCGGCTGTAGTACCTACTGGTAATCTAAGTCCGCTATAGCCAGCTTGGGTTAAGTCAACTGCGTCGTTTATTACTTTTGTTATTGCCATTGTTTAAAATGTAATTGTTCCACCACTGGTGCCAAATTCATATATATAAAATCCTGAAACTGCCCCATCGGGGTTTAATGTAGGAGAACCTGTAGTTGTTAAAGATGAGCTAGATTTAATTATAACTGTACCGTTGCCGCCAGCACCAACAGCTTGACCAGAGCCTCCGTAAGAGCCACCGCCGCCGCCGCCAAGACCATCTGTTCCATTTCCTGCGGGTAATCCTGAGCTACCTGAAACATAATTTCCACCAGCTCCACCCCCGCCTTGACCTCCAGGTGCCTGGAAAGAGCTTCCAGCTCCTCTACCGTCTGTGTGGCCACCGCCACCCCCGGCATAATATTTTGTTGTTCCGGTTATGCTTGATTGTAATCCATCCCCTCCATTTCCTCCATTATAAGAAGATGGCTGATTGCGAGCGCCTCCTACAGCGCCGGCGCCTCCACCTCCGCCGCCTCCAATATAATAACTACCTGAAATAAATCCTCCTATACCGCCATCATTTCCTTGACCAGCTGTCCCTGCACCACCTGCAACATTATTAGAATATGCATTTCTCATACCTCCTCCGCCTCCGGAGCCACCGGCACTACCAGTATAACCATTATAATAACCACCACCTCCACCGCCTATAGCAGTAATAGTGGTTAATCCACTTCCTGAAATAGAAGAATCATTACCGTTTCCACCGCCAGTATACCCACTTGTTCCAGCGGCTCCTCCTGTTCCAACACTTATAGTATAAGTTACTCCTTTAGTAGGAACAAAAGAGCCTGTTAATAATCCGCCAGCACCGCCGCCGCCGCCCCAGCCGCCGCCACCGCCTCCGCCAGCTAATACAAGATATTCAATAGTTGATACACTTTCTTTGAATGCACGCCATTCAGTACCATTATATACTTCTATTTTATTTAGAGTGGTGTTTTCGCGAATCATTCCAGCTACCGGAGAAGAAGGTCTTTGAGCGGTAGTACCTTTTGGCATATTTAAATAAGTTGTATTGCCGCTAAGGTTTATACCAGAAGCTCGTACTTTTGTTATTGCCATATTATGTTGTTGATACTACTTCTACAACAGCACCATTGGGGAAATAAGCACCACCATCTAATGTTATTGTAGAGCCTGATAAAGTATAAGTTGACTTGTTTTGATATACACCTGATACGTACATGTCGGTGTAATTTTCACTTGTTGGAGATACTGTTAAAGTTATAGTTCCCGTTGTTGCATTTGCTATTGTAGTTTGATTTACAGTTTTAGTAGGTAACCCACCCGCGGCGCCTGAAGAGGCAGCTGTAATTCTACCTTGCTGGTCTACAGTAATACTAGCTACTGTATAACTTCCCGGGGTAACAGCTGTATCGTCTAAATCAACAGTTAGAGTATCTGTTGCAGAAGCAGTTGTTGTTATTCCATTACCTCCAGCAATATCTACTGTATCACCATCACTAATGGTTTGGTTTGAACCACCATCACCGCTAAGCGTCCATGATGTATACCCCGCCGGTAAAGTTGTCCAAGCTCCTGATGCTCCGT